TACATCGACGGCGGAGTCCTTGCTGTAGCCTAGGGTGTTCGCATTTCTGCGCGTCACCCGAAATCTACTTCCTGCACCCGAGAGCTTCCCCTCCCATTTCTGGGGTGGAAGCGCGGCCCTGAGGTTGTGCATCAATTTCCTCATAAGGAAATATTTGCCCTTCCTTGGAAGCGGTTTTAATATTAACCGCTTGTACTTGTACACACAGTGTTTGTAGGACCCCAATGGGGGTTCTTCCACATGTATGTACGAGTCAAATTCCTCGTCAGAGAGTGGTCCGGCCAGTTTTAACGCTGGTTTAGGAATCCACTTCCTGATCAAATCTAAGGTCTTTGAATCCTTACTGTCAATGGCCCAACGTAACGAAAGGAGGCGTTTTATACGATTGTAATCGCACATTAGCCCGCTCGCATCCGTCGGTACCTCGGTAAGAAATACGGGTCGTACCGGTGATCCTTGAATCCAGTCAGCTCCGCAACTCTCTCGAGCAGGTCCGTTGGTAAAGGACTTGTCAAGATTGATAGCGAAGCCGGCAAGACGGAGGGCCTCGACCAGCTTGAAATACCATCGTTTCTCAACGATGATATCATCGCCGTAAACGGCGAAAGCATTTCGGTCAAAGGACTCTCCGCTGGCTCTCACCACAGCGTAAACTAACGCTGTGAAGATCGCCGATTCAAGCGCGAACGTGTATCCATTCCCCATTGAAGAGATCTTTTCATAAATGATCCGATCTCCGCCCTCCAGCTCGCCACTTGGCGAACGCAGGTCCATAAGGTAGGAATACCATTCGGGAGGTAGTAACAATTCACATAGCTTTAACGCTATGGAATCTGATGCAGCGGACAGGTCAATGGTTACGTAACCATTAGGCCCATCATCCACACTACCTTCCCGAGCCATACGCCGGTTCCGCTTCTGATCATCTAGGTTTACCCCATAACGTTTTAAACGTTTACGGATGAAACCATCGACTCCTAGTTGCAGATACAAATTTAGCGTAGGCTCGATCGCTATAGTGCGCTCAATAAGAGCGCTCTTAGGAACGAAAGTGATTCGGTTGCCATCTACGACCTTAATGACCGAAGACCAGAACTCCTGAAGATTCAGGGGCATATGCTTCTGTATTCCGAAGCGAGCCCTGTACGAATCTTGTAGAGCACCGATCCATCTTTGGTCGGTCTCAATAGCGAACCTGGCATACCGGAAAGCATCGATCGTGCAGGAATAAGGCCATTCAGCAAATTTATGGTACGCTGAAGTGTTGCCGTTTTCTGTGCCGATTGTAGCTCCCGGACCATGTCTTGACCTGTCTAACAAAGCTTGGTTTCCCGGTAAAACGGGCCCAAGTAGCTTAGCTAGGAATAATTTGGAATGATGTAACAAGCTCACCCCAAACTCCGTCTCTGGCTCGGTAAAGGACCTATAAAACAATTTATTATAGGTTTTGCAGTTGTCCTCTGCGTCTAAGAACTTCTCAGTCGCACGTGCAACACGCATGTCTTTATCCGAAGAGAATTGGAACTTCTTCACTAAACTCGCAAGTAGATACTTCGCCCGCATTGCTGCGAGTGAGATATCAGTGGTAGCAATACACTGTAAGCCCCACTCCTCCGACAAGGCCAGGTACCCATCGAAATCACGATTTCTCGTGATGACGGCGAGCTTTACCTGATCCTCGTCAGTGAGGTACTCCTTTAGGTCTAAACTTAATTTTTTCTAAGACCTTCCAAGGATAATCCTCAGGAAGTCTTGCCTTCATCAATTTATTGATGTCGGCCGGCTTGGACTTGGATCTAACTTTCATAGAACCTCGATTCTACCCTTTTGGGCGTTTAAAGATGATGAGTCGTATGATCCTCACGCAGACATTCACAAATTGCGGGAGGGCCATAATGACGGCACAGCAAATGGCTGACCAAGGAAAATCATTACTCCCTTGTGCAGTCATGAGTTATACCATCAATTGATTCATCAACGCCACCATTACGGTATCATCGTCCAATAGGGCTATCATGCGCTGTCTCATAACCATCTGAGCAGCGGCATCGACACCCACTGGAACTGAAAACGAAATCCCTCCGATAAGGGGGCTGGTTAGGGTGGCTAAGCCATCCACTCCAGTGATCCCTAGATCTTGGGAGAACTTTGCCATGGACTTCGCAGTCCCGGGAAAGTTTCCGTTGGTCTTCGGAAAGGTTCTGTACAGGGCCAGCGTATCACGAGCAGTTAACTGATGTGCTGCTTCAGTATAGACTGACCGGTTTGCAAATTCTTCAAACCGGCTATACACGTGATCCGTTGTTGACTCTGTATTCAGTTCGTCTACTGCCAATGTTATGACATTTGCCTGCATGGTGGATCTCCTTTTACACTACGGTGCCTACCGCCAAAGTTTCTTAGCGATTATCACCAAGTCTGTGAGCTTGAAGGGGTTGATCCTTAAATTATACAAGGGCAACAACCTTCGGGTCGGGTCTGGGACTCTGGTCTTGGAAATGACAGTTTTGTCTAACCAAATACCACTTGTCTGACGACTATAACCTGCGGGCGAATAGCTCGAGGCTTGGTCATCAGTCTCACAATTATCGTGAGTGAGTCCTATGAACTGATAGTCCTGTCTCTCGACAGTGTACCAGGAGGATAACGTCTTCACACCAAAGTTCGGTGTGAAAGCAGCTATTGTGTCACCTACCGTGAAGAACCAGTCGATTATGAAGCTAAGTGGGATAAGTTCCCAAACAGACTCAATCGGCTGGGTAGTGCCCCAGACATCCAGGGCATGTATATTCTCCATTGCAGTTAACACGCCTGACCGAACGATTACATCGGTTACCGCCACCTTTTCGATTGTCACGTCATAAGTCCAGTCCCCTACAAAGTTATGGTAGAGTACTGGTGTGACATCAATAGATGAGGTCCGATCATCGTCCTGGGCGGCCCCACGAAATGTTACACGTAAAGGGCGATCGCTCGCTTTCGTTTGTAGCGCAGCGGTTATGCCTTTCACGTCATACATCAGGGGCCTCAGAGCGTAACGAAGTTCCATGTACCTTTGCTGCAATTCCTCATGTTTAATCTGGCGTTTTAAGTACCAGACTTCGGCTTTTTTGATCGCTTTTATGATCCTTATAAGCCGTCTGAAGATACTGCAGAGCGAGTACACTGTCTTTTCGCTCTCGCCTAACATTACCAGAGATTGCACTTCTGCAACCTCGATGTTCGACCAAGCCTTGTTAACGGCTTTGTCGATCAGGTACTGTAGGCTAATGTCAGGAATTGTCGGCAAATCGTCCCAACTCAAATAATTCGAGGAAGGAAAATTGCCAACGTACGCAGTGCTAAAGAGATGATCACCATGTCCCCCTGAGGGGCAATGGTAATTCCACGCGTAGAGATACTTATAACTACACAAGTGATCTCTAAGAATGGTTGTTACCTTAGTCATGGGGTTGTTTACGATACCCCCATTTCCAGATATTCTCTTATACTGCGGAGTAACAATGTCGGTCATCTGCGTGTTCTCCTGATGTGCCAGGAAGGTACCACTTGTATCAATGTGGTCTTCTGGGCTATTAGGTGATTCGCAAGTTTCCTCCGTTATATGGGCCTGTTTGTCCCATCTAATTAACGGTCCATCGTCATTCCTACTACGTACTCTTTCAGTCATAATAATAACCCTCCTCTTGTTTAGAGGCGAGTTTTGAAAGAAAGAGGTCAAGCATAACGACAATACGCCTCAAAGCATCGAGGTTATGCACAACACTTCCAGTTGACGCGAGGCCAGTTGGCCGTTCGTCTCAGTCTGGCAGTTCCCCTAAAGCAAAGGCTCCAAGCCTTGCTCCCTAGGTACGCCACCATCTAGATATAGCCAGTGCTAAAAGCGAGTGTGTACTCTCCGTTTCTAGTAGAGTTCACTTTCCCGCCTTAGCACGAGCATCCGGATG